TGTTTGATCAACAAGGTAATTTAATTCCTGATGAAGTTATAGCCTTTAGATTTGATAACACTGATTACGATTATGACGACGATAACGAAAACGAAGAGTAAAACTACATCTTCAAGACAAACAATTAAAGAATTGCCTAGCAATCCATTTATTTTTGAGATTTTAAATTTTGTTTCTAAGCAAAAAACAAATCTCAAAAAAATTGAAATTTTAAAGCAATACGAAGATCCTTCTTTAAAATCACTTTTTATTTGGAACTTTGATGAAAGTGTAATTACTTTACTTCCAGAAGGTCCTGTTCCTTATGCAAGTGTTGGGGAGCAAAATTCTTTTAGTGGAACTGTTAGCGATAAGATTAATGATGCAGTTTCAAAAATGGATGAAATGAAATCAGCTTCTCTTGGTGCAAATGATCAAGGAAGAACTACCATTAGAAAAGAATATAAAATATTCTATAATTTTGTACAAGGTGGAAATTCTACTTTGAGTTCTTTAAAAAGAGAAACTATGTTTATTAATCTTCTACAGGGACTTCATCCATTAGAAGCAGAACTTTTGATTTTAATAAAAGATAAAAAACTTCAGAGCAAATATAAAATTACGAAAGAACTTGTTTCAGAAGCTTATCCAGATATTAAATGGGGAGGGCGTTCTTGAGTATGAGTAAACGTGGTGAAGTGATTGAAAAGGCACAAAATATAAAAAAACTTATGGACCATTGGACACCTGCAGAAAAACAAACTTGTAAGACACGATATGGTTGTGACATCATGATTGAAAATGGTTCATATTCTGATGTTTGTACCAAAGAATCTCCAAATGATGCTTATATTATAAAGTATATTGTTGAAGATAAAATTTGTTTTGATCTTACTAGAGGTACAAGAACTCGTTTATTCGATATGTATTGGGATAAATTTCGAGAAAATTTAAAGAGTATTGAATTTGGATATGGTAGACATAATCCAAAGACGTGGGGTTACAAAGCACCCGAAAAGAAAAAACGAAAGTAATTTTCCCTAGACCTGGAAAAAATTTCCGGGTATTTTTTTGTCCCTTAAGATTTTTAAAAATTGTAACAAATGTTACAATAAAACTTATATAAATTCTTACAATAAGGTATAATACCTTTATCGTTCATCTGAAAAAAATCAGACGGAAGTAAGCCGACGCGGAACGGATCGTTCATTCGCTATTCGCAAATAGCGAACGCAAACGCCGACTGAAGGAACGCTCTTTAACTTAAAAAACTAAGGAGAAACCTAATGTCAAAAGTCGTATATCGTGGTATCGAGTATGATACTGAAAAGCGTATTCAGTATCAGCAACAAATGATGCAGCAACCCCAACAATACAACGAAACCTATCGTGGTGTTAAGTTTGTAAAGGAGGGGCACAAATGAATACTTACTTCGTTCGATATCTCAAGAAAAAAGCAAAGAAGGAGCAACTCCTCCATAATGCACAACTGAATATGGCAAAGCAACCACAAGTTGCTTGAAGTAAAGGAGGGTTGATCCCCTCCTTTTTTTATGCTAAAATCTTGGAAGAGAATGGTATCTTATGGACAAAGAAAAACTAAAACTCATCGTCCGTAATCTTGAACTGTTGGTTGATTCTCTTAAAGCAGAAGTTTATTCTGATGTCTCTGTTTATAAACACATAGAACCAGAGGTTAGAAAAAGACCACTTTTAGATTACGACGAAATATTTGAGGATTCTGATTTAGATGACTGAAACGTCAAGAGCAAAGAAACTTGTAAAACTTCTTGAAAGATTGATCAAGCAAGATTATCTCTATAGTGATGATAAAATTCAAGAAATGAGGGCACAACTTCATGTAGTAAAAGAACAAATAAAAGAATTAGAAGCGCAAACATCAAAAGGATTTGGAAAGAAATGACAGTAAAACTCATCAGTGTTACTCCCGATGCAGAAAAGACAATGGCATATGTTGCTAGAGTTAGCAATCCAGCGAATCAAGACAACGAAAACTATGCCAAGTTGCTTGCTTATTGTATTAAGCATAATCATTGGTCTGTTTTTGAACAGTCTTTTATGACGCTTGAGATTGAAACTAATCGTGGTATAGCAGCACAAATACTTCGACATAGGAGCTTTACATATCAGGAATTTTCACAACGGTATGCAGATAGTTCTTTGTTAGGAGATTACATTCCTGTTCCAGATCTTCGTCGTCAGGATACTAAGAATCGTCAGAATAGTATTGATGATATTGGTGATTATGAAAAACTAACACTTCAGAGTAAAATTCAAGAGCATTTTGCGGAGGGTATGCGCCTCTACAAGGAACTTCTCTCTCACGGAGTGGCAAAGGAGTGTGCAAGGTTCGTACTGCCCTTGGCAACGCCCACACGCATCTATATGAGTGGCTCTTGCAGGTCATGGATCCATTATATCAATCTTCGTTCTGCTCACGGAACTCAAAAAGAGCATATGGTGATTGCAGAGGAATGTAAGAAGGTATTTACCGAACAATTTCCATCAGTTGCAGAAGCCCTTGAGTGGGTCTAAATAAATTATCTTGATATTGTAACTTTATGGCAATTTATCCAATTATTCACAAAGAGACTGGTGAAAAAAGAATTGTTGAAATGAGTGTTCATGATATTCAACAATGGTATAAGGAAAATCCTGAATGGCAGAGGGATTGGTCGGAAGGATGTGCAACTCCAGGTGAAGTTGGAGATTGGCAAAACAAACTAACATCAAAACATCCATCATGGAATACGATTTTAGATCGTGCAGGTAAAATGCCAGGATCTAATGTTAAACCTTTGTGATTTTTTAATGATCTAATTTTTTAACTATTTAATTCTTAAATCTCTAATATGACAAGAAAGAAAAGAACAAACGATCAACCAATCGGAGTTGGTTTAACAACTCGCCAAGCAAAGCGCAGAAAACCACTTAGTTCTGATTATCTGTTAGATATAGAACCTCTTACAGAAAATCAAAAAAAACTTTTTCATTCTTATGCATCCCAAAGACATCTTGTTGCTTATGGATGTGCTGGAACAGGAAAAACCTTTATAACTTTATATAATGCTATTAAAGAAGTATTAAATGAAAAAACTCCCTATGAAAAAGTTTATGTCGTTCGTTCACTCGTAGCTACCAGAGAAATTGGATTTCTTCCTGGAACATATGAAGACAAATCTGATATTTACCAAATTCCATATAAGAACATGGTAAAATATATGTTTCAAATGCCTACGGATTCTGATTTTGAAATGCTTTATGGAAATCTTAAAGGTCAAGAAACAATAAAATTTTGGAGTACATCTTTTCTTAGAGGCACAACATTAGATAATTCAATTATTATTGTTGATGAATTTCAAAATTGCACTTATCACGAATTAGATTCTATTATTACTCGTGTCGGTGAAAATTCTAAAATTATGTTCTGTGGTGATGCTACACAGTCAGATCTTGTAAAGAGTAATGATAGAAATGGTATTGTTGATTTTATGACTATCTTGCGTAAAATGCCTTCTTTTGATATAATTGAATTTGGTGTTGATGATATTGTTCGCTCTGGACTTGTTAAAGAATACATCGTTGCAAAAATGGAATCTGGTCTTTAATGTTTAATCACGTTGATTTGAATCTCTCTCAACTTGAGAGAGAAACTATAGATGGAATTCGGTATTATAAAGTTCCTGATAAGGATGAATTGCTTAAATTAGTTTCAATTACATCTGTTACTAGTCACAAAAATCGCCAGTTTTTTGCTAACTGGCGTAAAAAAGTTGGGGAAGAAAAAGCAAATAAAATTACCAAACAAGCAACTAGTCGTGGCACAGACATGCACACATTAGTTGAGGAGTATTTAAAAAATTCTATAGAATTGCCAGAAGTTCAACCCCTTTCAAATTTTTTATTTAAGATTGCAAAAGAAAATCTTAATCGTATAAATAATGTCTATGCTCTTGAAGGTTCTCTTTATAGCAAACATTTAGGTATTGCTGGAACTGTAGATTGCATAGCAGAGTTTGATGGCGAATTGGCGATAATCGATTTTAAAACGTCTAAAAAACCAAAACCAGTTGAATGGATTGAGCATTATTTTGTACAATGTATGGCATATGGATGTATGCTTTACGAACTAACTGGTATTTCAGTTAAAAAACTTGTAATCATTATGGCTTGCGAAAATGGAGAATGCGTCGTTTATGAAGAAAGAGACAAATCAAAATACATCAAACTACTCACCGAATACATTAGAGAGTTTGTTAGGGATAAACTGGAGCTCTATGGAACCAAATAAAAAAATAAGAAAAGACGGAAAGACTAATGTAAGGAACGACTCTTTCTACGAGTATTCTCCTAGATATGAAGAAACTTTAGAACAGGCAATAGAAAATAAGTTTTTGACTCCATCTAAATTTTCTTTAGAGATAGAGAATATTGTTTCAATTGAAAAGATGAATTATATTGACGCAATTTGTTATTATTGCGAAACTAATAATCTTGATATAGAATCAATTACGAAACTTATTTCAAAACCACTTAAGGAAAGGATTAAATGGGATGCCATTCGTCTCAACTTTATGAAAAAAACATCGCGTGCTAAACTTCCGTTATGAGTCCTTTTGAGACATATCAAACTTATCTTTCGATGAAAAGTCATTTTACGAATAGTAAATATGACTTTTTTAAGTATGGGGGGAAATCAAAAGCAACTATCACATCATTCAATAAACGTAAAGACAAATATTTTTTTGAAAAAAGTTCAAGAAAATACTCTGATAAAGAGATAGTAGATTTTTTGTTAGCAAATTTTGTTGCAACTGACAATCCATCGAATTTATGGATCGGAGAAATTATTAATTCTGGAGAAAGAATTTATGCAGAATGGATGAAAAAGCAACAAAGTTTAACATATCTATTTAAAGATCAATCATTAGATTTATTTTCGGAATATAAATTAGAAAAAATTTTTGATTGTAGCAATGGACATCCAATAATACTTAAAAAATTTTTAGGTGGAAAATTACATTTAGAAATTTTTGTAATTTATGAGAAAATTTTTCAATTTTCAAAAAAATTTGATAATAAACTAACGGATCCTATATGGGAGACTGTAAGTTTAAAGATTAAAAAATATGATCCTTTCATAAATATTAATATGTTTCAATACAAAAAAATTTTGCGAGATATTATAGATGAGTAGTTTTTTTGATTCTGATATAATTCGTGAAGAATTACAAGAAATTAATAAATTACAAGAAGAAATTTACGGAAGTATTTTAACTTTTGCTATAATGACTCGTGAAAGTAAATTGGAACATATTGAGAAATTGTCTCTTTTGTTAGAAAAGCAACGTGTAATGTATACACGACTGTCTCTTTCTGATGATCCAACAGCAGTTGAAATGAAAGAAAATCTTCGAAAGTCGGTTGCTTTAATGGGATTTTCTCCAGAGACTGATATTAATTTACTTTTTAATAGTATGAACAAAACAATTGAGTCCCTCAAGCAGTATCTTGACTGATCGAGGGATCCCTGCTATACTATCCAAGTAATCCAACAAATCCAAATTATCCGAGGTATCTAAAATGGCATTTGCCGATCTCAAAAAACAGTCTAAACTTGGTTCTCTCACCGCTAAATTGGTGAAAGAAGTCGAAAAAATGAATACTAGTGGCAGTTCTTCCGATGAGCGTGTATGGAAACTGGATGTAGATAAAAGCGGTAATGGATATGCCGTAATCCGTTTCCTTCCTGCTCCTGAAGGTGAAGATCTTCCTTTTGTTAAAATCTATTCTCATGCATTTCAAGGTCCTGGTGGTTGGTTAATTGATAACTGCCTTACCACACTTAATCAGAAATGTCCCGTTTGTGAGCACAACTCTGGTCTTTGGAATAACGGTACTGATGCTGGCAAAGAAGTTGCTCGCAAGCAAAAGCGTAAACTGACTTATGTTTCTAACATTTATGTTGTAAAGGATCCTGCCAATCCTGAAAACGAAGGCAAAGTGTTCCTCTTCAAATATGGTAAAAAGATCTTTGATAAGATCTCTGAATCTATGCAACCTGAATTTGAGGATGAATCTCCAATTGATCCATTTGACTTCTGGCAAGGTGCTAACTTCAAACTGAAAGCAAAGAACGTTGCTGGTTATCGTAACTATGATTCTAGTGAGTTTGCTTCTCAGGGTGCTCTCCTTAACGATGATGATGCTCTGGAAGCAATCTGGAAAAAGCAGTATTCTCTTGCGGAATTCCTTAATCCTTCCGAGTATAAAACTTACGAAGAACTCAAAAAGCGCCTTAGTTCTGTTTTGGGAACCAAGTCAACTCGGATCGATGAAGAAGTTGAGGACGAAGAAGAATACACCCGTGGTTCTACTCGTGAATTGACTAATGATCTTCGTGATGAAATCAGCAATCTCCAACCTACTCGTCGAGTTTCTACTCCTACAGTTGATGAAGATGATGACAACGATGCCTTGTCGTATTTTGCAAAATTAGCATCTGACGATTGATTATGCTATAATGAGGGGAGCGAGATCTCCCCTCTTTTTTTATGAAATCTGATTATTATATTGATAAGATTTCCAAAAAACAAGCAGAAGAACTACTCCTAGAGTACCACTATCTTAAAGATATTTCAAAAGGATTCAAGTCTGGTTATAATTACGGACTTTTTAAGAAGAATCATTTCAGTCCTTTGAATGTTGGTGGTCTTCTAGGAGTTTGTATTTTTACTGGACTTCCAGTACCAGAAATCGCAAAAGGAGCATTTGGTTTAGCAAGAAATGAACAAGAAGGACTCTTTGAACTTTCACGACTTTGTATACATCCTATCACCCAACAAGGAGAGCATAATATCACTTCTTGGTTCGTTTCGAGAGCGATTAAACAGTTACGAAAGGATACTGAAGTCAAAGCAATCATCTCTTACGCTGATAGTGATTTCCATAATGGTACAATCTATCGTGCTTGTAATTTTAAATATTGCGGACTCACAGACCCAAAAAAAGATTTCTACTATGCAGACGGAACTAAACACTCTAGAGGAAAAATTAAAGGTGCTGAAGGAGAATGGAAAGACCGCTCCCGCAAGCACCGTTATGTATTAGTATACGATAAAAATCTAAAACTCTTATGGTGATGTATTTCTAGTATTTTCCGTTTTGATTAATTTTGTATTAATGTACTGTGAAGATTTTTCATAGTACATAATAGAACGAATATCATTTAAATATTGTTGAACATACTCTGGTTTTAATATATAAATTGTTCTTTTTTTATTGTTTTTTTCTATTTCATAATCATAATATGATATGCCAACAACTGGATTTAATGTAATGCGAGGATTATAAGGGTCTGTTATTGTAAAGTTTTGGTCTACTATTTTTCCTTCTGGTAAAATTAAAAATCCTTTAGAGTTTTTTACTTCAGTTGTCTGGTAATATTTTACTTTATACATTTTTTCAAGGCCATATTTTTCTTCAGTAAATTTATAAACATCTTTGTCAGATAAAGGCCAAGAATCTCTTAAATTTATAATATTTGCAGAAAGTATAACTACCCAATCTAAATCTGAAGATCCATATAAGTTTTCTGCAATTATGTCTGGTCTTTCTCCATCTTTAATTTGATACTTATTAAATAACGTAAATACATTTTGTAAATCATCACGTAGTTTTACTCTTCTGAATAAGTTTTTAACTCTCACATAGTTAAGTGAAGAGTTTTTTGTAGGTAATTGTGATTGATATTCAATATCTGGTAGTTCTCTGAAGTAACTCATTTTAGTATCCTACTCCTGTTCCAGCATCTTCCGAATCATAGTCTTCATTATAAATTGGATTAAGTTCTTTAAATGTAAGTGACATACTTATATGTACTGGGGTTCCATCAGAATATGTTGAATAATTTCCAGATGCTGTATAATCTAGTCTAATATCAAGTAAAGCACATGTTTTAAATACATTTAAGAATGGATGATTTTTTCCTCCACTTTTAAACTTTAATTCGAATACATCAGGAGCACTAATTAATAATCCTGCCCCAGGACCACCAAAAACATTTGTCTTTGCGGACATAGATTTTTTAAAAGTTTTTATAATTTGCTTAACTATTTCACCTTCATAAGAATCTCTTGGAGAAAAATCAAAGGTAAATGTAAATTCTCTTAAGTTTACACTATTGAATAATAGTTCTAGGTTTGGATTTACTATAGTTCCTGTAGATCTAGATAATATACTTGCTGCAGATACGTTTGCTCCAAGACTATTCAGTATTTTTGATGTTACTCCTGCTATTGTTCCTTTTTGTGCCTCTCCACTTTGAACTGTATTTATTGCAGTATTATAAGCATTTCCCAGTATACTTCCTATATTTGCAGGATTTTGCACCAATCCAGCAACTGCCTCTGCACCTAATCCAGAAAGAGGATTTAATCTATCTGGACCCCAATCAACCGAATTTCCATCAGAAAGTTGTTTTGGTATTGGTAAATGAATATATCTTATTGGATTTCTAATTGTTCCAGATTCTTTATTTCTTATTGATCCAGTTCCAGTACCAAACCTTAAAGTACCTTGTTCGGTTTTAAATCCAGGAGCTTTATATTGAACTACTTTTATTTCAAGCCAATCGGTTGTTTCTTCCAATTGAGCATTTGGATATCTTAATGGTAAATTATTAGGCGGTGAATTTGTTACACTAACACTTCCGTTAGTGTAATTTGATAGGGGATTGTTATTAGTATTTCTATATGCATCACCGTAAGCAGGTAAATTTGCTGCGGTATAATATTCAGTACTACCTATTGGGGCACCGATGTTGAGTGGCATTTATAGTATTTTTTAATTATTTATCCGAAAATTTGCAAAAGGTATTGCTCGCAAGTCTTTAATCTCAGATGGATAGACTTCATACAAAGATCCAACAACTTCATCCCAAGTATATTGGCGAATTTCTCCCCAGTGCATATTCAGACCTCTAAATCCCCATTTAAAAACTTCACCTACTGCAACCAACGGATTTTGGTCATATCTAATGTTTGGTGTTTTGGCATTATAAACAAAGATGTAAAACTTACCTGCTTGTGGGATTTTTCCACTTTCTTGAACAACTTCTAAAAGTTTTAACATCAAATCATCACTACTTTCCTTTCCCGTAATACTATTAAGAACAGGACGAATTCTATTCTGATTTAAATCTGTATCTGTCGGTCTTTTTTTCGCTTGCTGTTCAGCAAGTTTTCTTCTTTGTGATTGGAGGAGAGTTTCTCTTTTTTCCGCCATTACTTAATACCCAGTTCATTTTCCGTTAAAATCTTAAATTCATATCCACGATCAGCACACCATTCTCTTGCATATTCCCATTTGGATTGATTTTTTGCATATTCCATCGCTTCACTTATATATGATTTTGTTCTTCTTTTTGGTTGTTTCGGTGGAAAGAGTTGTTTATATGGCTTAATTTCAATAAGATACTTTTTTATTTTACCATCTGGCATTTGTTCTTTAACATAAAAATCTGGAAAATATCTGTGAGGACGATTATCAATTGGTGATTTATACCAAATAACAATTTCTTCGCTTGACCATTCAATAATATTATCGTTTAGATCTAATTGTTTCATATACTTTCTTTCCCACAAAGATCTCCAAACAACTTGAGTTGGATCACCTTTATATTTTTGTGGGTTTTTAATTTTATATTTTCCTTTATATGACATCTAAATAATTATATAATAAATCCTATTAAAGGTATTTAGAGTGCCTATAAAAAGACCAATATCAAGTTTTAAAAGAACTCTTACTAACCTTGCACAAACTTCCCATTATCAAGTTATAATGGATGTTCCATATCCGGTAAGAAAATATTTACTTGAGCGTGGTGTAGATCCTTTTTTTATAACTGAAAACGTTGGTTTGTTGTGCTCTTCTGCATCTTTACCAGGAAGTTCTTTCGCAACTGCAGATATTGTAGGAAATTTTACTGGTGTTGTTGAAAAAATGGCACACACTCGCCAATTTACTCAAATAGATTTAGAATTTTATGTCGATAGCGAGTATCGTACTATTAAATTTTTAGAACATTGGATGGAGTTTATTTCGAGTGGATCCCAAGTAAATCCCGGAAAGGATGGGTATTTCTTTAGAATGAAATATCCAACAGAGTATAAAACAAATCGCACAAAAATTATAAAATTTGATAGAGATTATAAGTCGGAAATTGAATATACATTTTTTGGATTGTTTCCAATTTCACTTAACAATATTGGTGTTTCTTATGATGCTTCAAACATATTAAAAGCAAATGTTACATTCAACTTTGATAGATATGTTTGTGGTCCCATACTTAATGTTGATTTCTTTAGGAATATTAACTTTAATAATTCTTTGAGACCTGGTACAGTTTACAGAACTGGACAATCTCTGGGAAATGAAAGTGGAGTAAGACCTGTTTTAATTGAACCTGGTAATGTTAATCCAACAGTTTTAAGATAAATAAGTTTACTAATGAATTGGTAGATTATTATGCCTTTACCAACAATTTCTACACCGACTTATGAGTTAGAAATACCATCGACAAGAAAAAAGATTACATATAGACCTTTTCTTGTAAAAGAAGAAAAGGTTCTTATTATTGCTATGGAAAGTGAAGATCCAAAGCAAATAGCATCGGCAGTTAAAACAGTAATATCTAATTGTATTTTAACTAAAGGTATAAAAGTAGAAAATTTAGCTACTTTCGATATTGAATATTTGTTTTTAAATATACGTGGAAAATCTGTAGGAGAAACTGTTGAAATTCTCGTAACATGTCCAGATGATGGTGAAACAAAAATTCCTATCGAAATTAATTTAGATGATATTGAAGTTCATAGTGCTAAAGAACATACACGCGACATTAAACTTGATAGTAATTTAACTTTAAGGATGAAATATCCTTCTATGAATGAATTTATTAAAAATAATTTTATTAATATGAGTAATGTTAGTATTGATGAAACTTTTGATTTAATTTGTTCCTGTATAGAACAAGTATTCTCCGAAGAAGAATCTTGGACTGCTTCCGATTGTAGTAAAAAAGAATTGGTTGATTTTCTTGAGCAATTATCATCCAATCAATTTAAACAAATTGAAAAGTTTTTTGAGACTATGCCTAAACTTTCACACACAATTAAATTTGTAAATCCAAAAACTAAAGTTGAAAATGAAGTAGTTTTGGAGGGATTAACTGATTTTTTCGCATAGCGATGGCGCATGAAGATCTTGCGTCATATTATAAAGTTAATTTTGCTTTAGTCCAACATCATAAATATAGTTTGACGGAACTAGAAAATATGATGCCCTGGGAAAGAGAAGTTTATCTTTCTCTTCTTCAGCAATTTATTGAAGAGGAAAACTTAAAAAATAAGATAAATGGTTGAGATTTCATCACCACTTTCCAAAGAAAATAGAATCCAAATATCTAGATCAGCATCTGGATTAACTGGTGATAGATCTCTTATTCTTTCTCAAAATCCTTTCTTACAAAATCAAGTTTCTGGACCAGATCCACAAACTATAAAAATTTTAGAAGAAAATCAAAATTCATTAAGTATTGTATCATCTGGAATTTTATCCCTTAGACAAAGAATAGATTCTCTTACATCATCTTTAAGTTCATTATCTGATATAATTAATAACAATAATGTACTTGAAAATTTTAGAGAAAATCAAAGAATAGAACAAGAAAAAAGATTAGCAGATCAAGCACTTAGAGATGAATCTGAGGCTGCAATAGAAAGAAAAATAGAATCATCTATAACTCCAACAGTTTCGAATGTTGCCGAAAAAACAACATCTGGATTAAATTCTATGATGGATGTGTTTTCGAAATTGTTTTTAGGGTGGTTGGGATATCAAGGAATAAATTTTTTACAAAATCAAATTAATGGAAATCTTGATAGATTAAATCAAATTCGTCAAAATGTAACTGGAGACTTTGATTCTGTAGAAAATGTATTTTTAGGAATTAATAGTGGGTTTAAAAATATCTCTGACACTATTTTGGGTTTATCTGGAAATATTGCAAAATCTGTTGCTGAAGGATTAATTGTAAATCCATTTAAATCACTTTTTGGGTTATTTGGTAATGATCAAAATCAGAATCAAAATCAACAACAAGAGCAACTTCCCCAACCTCAACAACAACCACCAAATAATAGTCAGATTCAAAGTAATAACTTTTCGGAAAATTTTCTACAATCACCTACTCCTACAATTGCACCAGAACCTACAAATACTTTTTTACAAACTCCATCTTTTAATTTAAATGATAATAAGGCGTTAACATCTTCTTTTCTAGATTCTTCACCTATTATTCAAAAAATAGAAAATAGAAATATATTTGATTTTGATAAAATGATACCATCTTTAATGGCATCAAATACTAATCCAAAACTGAATAATACTGGAGAAAGTTTTGATCAGGTAGCAACTTCAAAAGTAAGTCAAAAATCAGAATTAAATTCATCACCATTTTTAACAAGTCCAGTAAATTCTACAAAAGTAGAATCGGATCAAAATCTCACAGTTCCTCCAATTCAACAACAAACACCATTAATCAATCCAAAAAAAGTTCAGCAACAATCTGAAAAATTAGCTGAGAATGTAACCCCTAGAGAAAATCTTTCTATTAGTTTTAGTGATCAAATAACTAATATTAATAAAATACTCACAGAAACTAATAATGAAGATAAATCACTTGCCATGAATATGTCTTCTGTATTGGGTAATGGAGAAACTCCTAAAATAGAAAATTATTATTCTCAATTTGTAACAGAAAATACTAAAGATGAATTTATTTTTTCTAAATCAGAAAAATCTTTTATTGAAAATGTACCAAAAAGTGAAGTTTCTGTTGGACCACTAGCAAAATCTCAACCTAATATTATTATTACTCCAATTCCTCAACCTCAACAAAAATTATCTTCAAAAACATCTTCTTCTACAGGTAGTAATGATGTTCCTGCCATTCCCTCATCTAATTTAGATAATTTTTATATTTTATATTCAAAAGTACATTATAATATAATATAAAATGGCAACTACAAATTTACTTTATAAATCTTTCATTAATGTAAGAAATATTACTAAAGGATTTTTTTCTCTAAATGAAGGGTTAAATAAATCCAATAATTATACTGCAAGAATTGGTAAAGGTATTTCTGAAGGATCTAATATAAAAAGAAAATCTATTTTATCCGATTCTATTTTATTTAAAAGAAAAGTAGAATCTGTAAGGAGAAAAAAACAAGAAGGTATTATTGAATTATCTAAAGTTGGTTCGATTTTTAAAGCACCATCTAGAGCATTAACTGATGTTGGTGAAAGTTTTATTAGTAGAATATTAAATTATGCCGGAACAATTATGGCGGGTTGGTTGATTTATAATCTACCCACTATTACTGGAATGGCTCAAGAATTGACAGCAAGAGTTTTAAAATTAACTCAAATATTAGGAAAATTTTTACCAAATACTGGAAAAGTATTGTTTGCTTTTAATGATGTTTTAAGCGCATATGCTCAAAATTTCTCATCTTTTGACTTTACAGACAGTCAAAATAGAGTTGAAAATGCCATGAAAAACTTACAAAATTCTTTTTCTGGTATGGGTGTATCTTTTGAAGAAGCTTTAAAGTTAATTACAACTCCATTGACTGAACCTATTGAGGGACCAGGAGCACCACCTTTTGGTACAGATTATTCACAAAGATCTGCTCTTCCAAATCAAAATAGTCCCGAAATGTATCGAATTGCTGCTGCGTTATCTACGGAAGGTAGTGGGGCACAATCAACTGTCGATATGATGCAAGTAGTTGTGAACAGGAAGGCAACGGGAAGATATGGCGCAACATATACAGATATTCTTTCCGCTGGAGAAAGTGTAAATAGATCTCAATTTCAAGGAGTTTGGAAAAGACCTGGAGGTCCAAAAGCATTTAGAGAAATTCAATCACTAGAAGATGCATCTAAATGGTCTGGACAAAGTAAAGATTCACTTTTAAAAATTATACGAGATATTCAAAATCCAACACTTCAAAAGAATGCCTCTCAATTTGTGGGTGGTGCTTTAGAATTTAGAGCTTCTCCACAAAATCATCCTAGTGGTAGACTTCCAGGAACTGCCTGGCGTGGAGGACCTGGAGATAATCAATTTCTTACTGATCCCAGTAGGGGAGACCCTATTCGTACAGAAGGTCCAGCTTCATTTAATTTGCCAGCACCTATACCACCAACATCAAAGACAACTCCAATACCACCAGTAAGTAATTTACCTTTAATTCCACAAACTGGAGATGGTGGATTTGTTCAGGGTGGGTCTGGTGCTTCTGGAGAAACTACATATGCAACCCATTTTCATATAGATTTAAAAAATTCTAATTATACTGCAGAAGGATTATTGAGAATTCGCGAAGTTGCTTTTCAGGCAGTAAAAGCGATGCAAGCAAGAGGATCTACAGTTTACTTAACCAATTATAGCCAAATTACTCCTGCAAGTAAAAACGATACCGTATTAAGATCACAAATTTTGAGAGATCAACAACTTCACGGTGCAAGAAGTACACCAGGTATTGATATACAAGAACATAATAATAAGTTTAAACCAACTTTTCCATCACAACCAGGATCTAAAATAAAATTTCCATTTGCAGTTGGTTCTGTATATTGGAGAGGTGGGTATGGTAGAGAAGCAGAAATTATTGGATCTGGAGGTGTTACTGTATCTCATGGTGGACCTGGATCTACTGCGAGTAAAGTTGGACCCAGTTCTAAACCAGAACCAATTCAAATGCAACCTGTCCCCAAACAACCAGTTCAAGAAAGAATAGTCGGAGATCAAGAAGCACCCTCATATGTAGTTCCATTCATATATCCACAACAGCAAAGTACGCAAGAAATTTCACCAAGTATTTTCTTACAACCTCATACTTTTGAAATTGATAATTCGTTAAATAGTTTTATCGATAAAAAAATTCTTTTAGATTTGGCTTATACCTAATGTCAGTAAAAAAATCTATATACGAACAATTTCTTATAGAATCTAATGACCAATCTAAGACGGTTGATATAAAACAAGGTGTTGCTTCGTTTGATTATTATGAAGATATTTTTTCACCAACAATTACAGCAAAAGTTATTGTAGTTAATACAGGAAATACTGTAATTGGAAAGGATGAAAAATTACAATCTATTTACAACGGATTACCTTTACGAGGTGGAGAAAGAGTTGCCATAAAAATAGCAGGAAATTCTTCAACTAATCCTGGTCTTGATTTTGCATCAAATTCTAATGATTATTTGTATGTTTCTAATATTTCTAATGTAATTAGTGAAACTCAAAGAGAAAGTTTTGTTCTTAATTTAGTTTCTAGAGAAGCAATAACAAATGAAACAACTAGAGTTCCTAAAAAATATCCAACTAATTCATCTATAGATAACTCCGTTAATTCTATTTTAAGAGATTATTTAAAAACCGATAAAATTGGAAAAATAGATAAAACATCAAACAAATATGGGTTTCTTGGAAATCTTAGAAAACCGTTTACTGTTTTAACTTGGTTGGCTTCAAAAGCAGTTCCTGACATTTCTGGAGATTCTACGGCAGGATTTGTATTCTTTCAATCGACAGATGGATTTCAATTTAGATCTATTGATAAGTTGATTATGGAACCATCAAAAGCAACTTATACATTTACAGAAGTTAATCAATCTAGTATTAATAGAAATAATGATTTTAATATATTAAAATATAAAACTATTAGAAATCAGAATCTTTTAGAAAAACTGAGATTAGGTACATATTCTAGTGTTAGGATTTTTTATAATCCATTAACATTTGAATTTACGCGTCCAGATAAAGGCGTGTTCAAATTAAGTGATTATTCGAGTACTGTTAAGAATTTGGGAGATGATTTGAATCTTCCAAAAATATCAAGTTCTTCTAATATTAATTTGGGAGATATTCCAACTAGAATCATAACTCAGGTTCTTGATATTGGCACTATTGAAAAAGAAGTTTCTACGGATATTAATTCGGACCCAATAAAATATCAATCTCAATCTATTATGAGATATAATATTTTATTTACGCAAACGTTAAGTGTAACAATACCATCAAATACTAATTTGAGAGCAGGTGATATTATCACTTGCGAATTTCCTAAAATATCATCTTCAAATAGAAAAGAATTTGATGATGATCAAAGTGGACTATATATGATAAAAGAACTTTGCCATCATTTTGATACCGAAGGTTCATATACTTCTATGCAATTAGTTAGAGATACTTTTGGTCGACACGGAACAAATAATAAAGAGTAAAAAATGCAAGATGAATCCCTAATAAAAAGTAATTTTGTTGGAAGAGATGGATTTCGTTGGTGGATAGGACAAATTTCTCCAGAAAAATCGCATAGTACTCAGATTGACGGTGGTGGATGGGGAAATCGATATAAAGTTCGTATAATGGGATATCACCCACCAAATCTTGTAGATTTACCAGATAAAGATTTACCTTGGGCACAGGTTCTTTTACCAACAACTGCTGGAACTGGCGCAGCAAATTATGCATCTGATGTAAAACTTTCTCCTGGAGATAGTGTATTTGGATTTTTTCTAGATGGGGATAATGCACAATTACCAGTTATTATGGGTGCATTTGGAAGAACTTCAAAGGTATCAGTTAAGGATTATAGGAATCCTTTTGTTCCATTTACAGGATATACTAGTAAAATTAAAAATGATGGAAAAAATGTAATAAAAGATCAAACTAATGAACAAAATGCAAATTCTCAAAAATCACCAAGACATGTTTCAAATCAATTAGCAAAAACATTAGGTAAAGATGAGAGAACATATTTTACCGGAATAGGAGATATTATAGTTGGCCCAACAGAAAATACGTCAAAAACAATTGATAAAATAGGTGCAGAAGTAACTAATTTTTTAAATTCTGTCAGTAATGGATTATCCAAGTTATCATCTTTAGTTAACATCGTAACTGATAAAATTCAATCAGTTACAACTGGTTTAGTTGGAAGTATGATTTCTAAAGTTTATAATGTTTTAGCACCAATAATTAACGCAGGATTAAAAGCTTTATATCAATTAGTTTATTCCTTAGTGTTTGCAATTACAAAACAACATAATGTTGCTCATTTAGCAGGTGTTGCTGCACAAAATGCAATGGTCGGACCAGTTAATAAAATTCAACAACTTTTACCATCTTTAGCAAATAATATAATCAATTCTTTAGGTAATGTCATTTCTAGTTTATTAAGATCAACTGCTAAAAATTCTAAAAGATTCAGAGGTTGTGCAGTTAATCAATTTAGTGGATCTTTAATCAATCATATTATTAAAAAAATTGAAACTGGGATGAGTGCATCCCTTGATGGAATACAGAAAATTTTATCTTTAGTTGGTGGATTTGATGTTGCAAATTTTCTTCGCAATAGTGTTGAATCTATTTCTGGTATTGTTGCAAATAAAAGTAAAGTTAATAACAGTCCTCTTGTAAGAGATTTTTCGGTTAAAGTAAATGAATGGATGGTTGGTAGAGGGTCGAAAGATGCTCCAGGACCAAACTTTAAAGATATTTTAAAAAGTGTAAATGCTGATGATTTTATTGCAGCATTTGGTAATAAGAAAAGAGATGCAGAAACTGCCGCAAAAGAAATTAAATCGGCATTTGATAAATTTGCAACTTCATCTAAATCACCCTCTTTCAAATGCTATACAGGAAATCCAATTTCTTGCAATCCTCCAAAAGTTAAAATATTTGGAAGTAAAGGAAAGGGTGCAGAAGCTATTCCAATTATAGGAGATATTGTTGGAACTGGTAAAAATAAAACTGGAAGTGTTATTGGCGTTAAAGTTACTAAAAAAGGAAAAAAATATGATTTTCCACCATTTGTAGAAATATCTGATGATTGTGATCAAGGATATGGTGCAGTAGCTAGAGCAATCATTAATGATGATGGTGAACTTGAATCAATTTATATGGTTTCGGAGGGTGAAAATTATCCAGTTGGAGAATCTGAACCTTATTATGTAGATACGGTTGATATTATTGAACCTGGAGAAGATTATTCTCCAGGAGATTATGCTAATGACCAATTTGATAATAAGTATGATCTTGAAATTGTTAATGGAGAAATTGTTAAAGTAACACCAATAAATATTATAACAGTAGTTGATCCAATAACTAATGTCACACCTCCTGGGAGGAATTTACCTGAAACTGGAATAGGAACATCCAGAACTATTCAAAAATTCATTAGAATTGATGATATTCCTGAAATATCTATAATTAGTGAAACTGGATTTGGTGCTATTTTAAGTCCAAGATTAGAAGTAATACCAAAACAAACTGATGAATCTGGTAGAGTTATTATAACACCTGTTACGCAGATAGATTGTATTAATTAATATGGCTCAAAGATCTTTCAAAAAACAAAAGTGGCAAAAAAGAAGCATATGTACTCTTGGGCCTAATTTTAGATATGATATTTCCAATCCACAAATGGGATTGGATGGAACTGATATCTATAATTTTTATGGTGTTACTGATAAAAATGAAATTAGTCTAAGTGGATTGAGTGCTGGTGGATTATCTAAAATTTATGCTGATGGATCTTTAGAAATTATTGCAGGTCAAAAGAATAAATCTACTGGTGTAGATATAGTTATTACTGGAAAAAATGGAGATGTTTGGATTACAGCAGAAAGAAATGGTGAAATAAGAATTAGAGGAAAAAATATTGTATTAGATGCTGATGAAAATATAGAAATGAGTGCAGGTAAAGATATTAATATAAAAGCAAGTGCTGGGAGAATTTTATTGAAGGCAACTGAAGCTTCAGTTGACGCTCTCCTGGGAAATCTTCCTCCACTACCGATGACTTTTGGGGGAATGTGTTTCGAAGGAACTTATGTTGGTACTGATGTTTTGACAAGTACTTTTACGGGCATTTTCTAAAATGGCAGATAATTCTAATTACGTTAGTTTACAGCAATTTTTTAATGATCATGCCACTTTTTATGCTGGTGTTACCATTTATGGAGAAATAATAACAGACTCTGATGGCATAGGTCAAATTGTTAAAACGTATGAAGAATGGCAATTTGAAAATCCAATTTTAAAAAAGGGTGTTATCGGAATAGAATCTGATACCCGCCGCTTTAAATTTGGAGATGGTGAAACATATTGGAATGATTTATTATATGCTTCTGCACAAGGTTCGATTGGTATTCAAGGACTTCAAGGTCTTAGTAATCAAGGTGTCCAAGGTCTTCAAGGTCTCCAAGGAGATCAAGGTATCCAAGGAGCATTAAGTAATTTTCAAGGAACTCAAGGGTCACTTAGTAATTTTCAAGGAACTCAAGGATTACAAGGTGATCAGGGTACTCAAGGTCTTCAAGGTAATCAGGGTGCATTAAGTAACTTCCAAGGTACTCAGGGGGATCAAGGTACTCAAGGTACTCAAGGAGATCAAGGTACACAAGGTCAACAGGGTAGTCAAGGCACTCAAGGTGATCAAGGTACACAAGGTCAACAAGGTAGTCAAGGAACACAAGGAACTCAAGGTACTCAAGGTACTCAAGGTACTCAAGGCACGCAAGGATATCAAGGTACTCAAGGTCTTCAGGGTGATCAAGGTATTCAGGGTACTCAAGGTACTCAAGGTATTCAAGGACTTCAGGGTACTCAAGGACTTCAGGGTGATCAGGGTATACAAGGCACTCAGGGTGATCAGGGTACACAAGGCACTCAGGGTGATCAGGGTACACAAGGTGCTCAAGGTACTCAAGGTGATCAAGGTACGCAAGGTACGCAAGGTACTCAAGGACTTCAAGGTATTCAAGGTCTTCAGGGTACTCAAGGAGATCAAGGATCTCAAGGATCTCAAGGTACTCAAGGACTTCAAGGTATTCAAGGTACTCAAGGAGATCAAGGTACTCAAGGTACTCAAGGTTTACAAGGTTTACAAGGTGATCAGGGTACTCAAGGTACCCAAGGTGATCAAGGAACGCAAGGAACGCAAGGTACTCAAGGTACGCAAGGTACTCAAGGACTTCAAGGTATTCAAGGTACTCAAGGAGATCAAGGTACGCAGGGTGATCAAGGTACACAGGGTACGCAAGGTACTCAAGGATATCAAGGAACTCAGGGTACTCAAGGAGATCAAGGTACACAAGGCACTCAGGGTACGCAAGGTAGACAAGGAAGCCA